TAAGAGATTTCGAGTATCTTACAGAACAATGGGACAATCATTATTCTAAAATTCAAAATAACGATTTAATTTCTCACATACAAGAAGCAGGAAATATACTTGCTACTGATTTAGGATTAGAAATTGCTTTACTCGACGAAGATTCTAGCAGTTTTTTTAAAAGAGTCTATCACAACACACCTAGAATTATAAAATCAAGACAATGAGCGAACTAGAAAAAATAAAGGAAATTATTCCTCACACAGATAAAGAAGTATCTCCTACGTTCTGTATGGCAAAGTGGCATCATACTACAATCTACCTTCAAACAGGTGAGACTCATTCCTGTTATCACCCTGCTCCTCACCCTATACCTTTAGATGAGATTAAACACAATCCGTCTGCGCTTCACAATACCAGCGAAAAAAAGCATGAAAGAGAGTTGATGCTTAAAGGCAAACAGCCCTCAGGCTGTTCTTATTGCTGGAAGATAGAAGCAATGGGAAAAGACTATGTGTCAGACCGTCATATTAAGACTTCTTCTATATATACACCAGAAAGACTGGAAGAAATTAAGCAAGGTGGCGCTGAATACAATGTAAATCCTGAATATATAGAAATTTCTTTCTCAAATGAGTGTAATTTCAAATGCGGATACTGCCATCCTAAAGCAAGTTCTCGCTACTGGAAGGAAATCAACGATCACGGCCCCTATGATGCTTCAACAGATCACAGACAGGACATAGACTGGTTTAAGATCTATCAGAAAGAAGAAGAAAATCCCTACGTAGAAGCATGGTGGCGTTGGTGGCCTGAAGTTTCAAAGACCTTAAACATCTTACGCATCACAGGTGGCGAACCACTGATGCATAAAAGTACATGGGATCTGTTTGATAGATTGGAAGAAGATCCAAAACCTCATATTCAGATAGAAATTAACTCTAATCTAGGAGTTAAACCCAAACTGGTAGAACGATTAGTACAAAGAGTCACGCATCTACGCAGCATTGGTGCTATAAAGAGTTTTAAACTGTATACCTCTATTGACACGTGGGGCAAACGAGCAGAATACGCACGACATGGCTTAGATATTGCGTTATGGGAACAAAATCTTGACTATTATCTTTCTAACACAGGCTTGCCGGTGACATTTATGATTACGTTTAACATATTTGGCGTTACCAGTTTTACTAGCCTTCTAAAAAAAATACTAGAATGGAGAGCCAAGTACAATTCTGATCAAAATGAAACGCAGTGGCAGAGAATTCGCTTCGATACTCCGCATCTAAAAGAGCCCGCTATATTTGATATGAACATTCTCCCCAAAGACAAGTTTATGCCCTATATGCATAGTCATTTAGAGTTTATAAAACAGAATGTAAACAACTCTGACAGGACACAGTTTACAGATCTTGAATATGAAAAGTTCAAGCGAGTAGTTGACTACATGGAGACTACTAATTATGAAGAAGATAAACTAATACTTGCTCGCAAAAACTTTAACGCATGGTTTTCAGAACACGATCGTAGAAGAAATGTCAGCCTTGTTGACACTTTTCCTGAGATGCAGAATTTTTGGAATTTGTGCGCAGAAGTTAATGGAAAATAGTATCAGGAACTTTGTCGCTAACACGAAGTTTGTATTCTTTTCGCAATGTTTTTTCTACAGTATCAGGTAATTCATGTATCGGTGTGTCTTTTCTTGTTTTAGAGTAGCATTTTTGTAAGTATTCTACCCAGTTAGTTTGTAAATCTTTCACAGTGTTTAATGTTGTATCAGTAAACTGGTACTCGAATGCATGCTGTAATAATTCTAGATGTTCTTCAGGAGTAGGATGTCCGTCACAATGATACTGATGAATGATTTTTCGATCTTTTTGAAATTTTACAAAAATGTCATTGTTCCATAAAACGTCATAAAAATTGCATGATACTTCTTCTAAAGTTTCTTGGTATAATCTCGATATTTTACAGACAGGATCATCATGCTGTCTTTCTTGAATTACCTCCCATTGACTCTGTTGATTTAGATCACACATAGATATAAATTTATAGGGAACTTCTTTATTTTCTAATAAATTCTTTACCAAATGTATATTTGAAAAATCTCTCAAACCAAAATGTGTTTCATTTGCCCATTTTTTTACAAAAGCCGAATCATATTCATTTTGAGTATAAATGTTTCCTGGTGTGAGCCAACCTTGATTGGTTATCCATCGATCTTCCCTTGAAATGTTAGTCCAACAAACAACAATCAAGTCATCAGAGCAAAAATTAAAATAACTATCGGCTTGTGCTAGTGTATTAGTAATGTAGTTATTACCGGCTCCGCTCCTAGCAAAATTATAAAATTCACAACCGAGTTCATATCCTAGTATATTTGCCCAGGTGACCCATTTATAATCTGTAAATGAGCAACCAAAGGTAAACAGTCTTCTGGGTTTTTTTAATTCCATGTTATATTTAATAATCTATTGGATACTATAAATAATTTTTGATAGGAGCAGTAGATGCAATGGTACCAACATGCCGAACCCACAAATGTAAATTATTATCGTAATGCAAAAGTAATGTTGAATGATGATAATATTCATCCAGAATGGGTAGAATATCCTGTAAAATATTCTGAAGTCCATACAATAAATGGTTCTAATACTATTCTTGTTAACATAGGGGAAAGTTGGGCCTACGGCGAAAACGTAAAAGGAATAGCAAGTGCTTTACAGAACTACAATTTAGATTCACAACTAGAGTATACGTTTGGTCCTATAATGGCAAGTAAATTAAATGTAGATTTATATCAGTATGCACGCCCGGGTAATTCGAACGGGTATATGTTTTCTGAATTAGAAAGAATAATTGCTTATATCAATAGAACATTTAATTATGATAAAATTCTGTTAGTAATGCAAATGACCGAACCTTCGAGAGAGCACGCACATTTAAATACTCTAGATTATAATCATCCGATTCAGAAACTTTATCAGAGAGACCAAAATATTTCTTTTTATGAATGGTTAAAGAAATATGATGAAATATTTTTAGATATCCTAGATAAAATAGAAAGAGAAAATTCTAATCTTGATGCTATTGTGTGGAAAAATTTCTGCAAATGGAATACTGATTTAAAATTAGAGCATGTTAAACAAATACAGCCTAATTGGATTGCAAAATCAGCAGAACTACTTAAAATTAATTATCGAAGTTTGTCATTTCAGTCAATAGGGTGGTTAGACGAGATGTACAACAACAAAGATTTTTTCAAAATTAATTTCGATAAACATTGGTTGAATAAAGAAATGGCGAAAATTGAAAAGTCTAATAATTTTTTAAAAGCAAATAAATTCCATTCTATGCATCCTAATCACAAAGGGCATGCTGTATGGGCAGATCATTTGCTAACCGAATCAGGATGGTTAGATGAGTAATACATCTTGTATTCTTCCATGGTTGCATCTATATGTAAATGCAGACGGATCAGTACTGCCCTGTTGTATCGGCGATTATAGATATCCGCTCGGCGATGCAAAAAACTCCAGTATCGAAGAAATATGGAATAACAAAAATTTTAAAAATCTACGCTATAACATGATTAACGGATTAGAATCGCCGCATTGTAATGCCTGCTACCAAAGCGAAAAAATGACCGGAAATAGTGCAAGAACACATTTTAATCAAAAATTTAAAAAGTATAAATTTCTGCAGAATTTTACGCAACCAGATGGATATTTAGAAAAAATGGATTTTAAATATCTTGATATCAGATGGAGCAATATCTGTAATTTTAAGTGTCGTACCTGCTGTGCAACTTTTTCTTCGGCTTGGGCAAAAGAGGACGGAAACAAGAATGTATACATTTTTGCTGGCGGAAATTCTAACGATAAATTGTACAACGAATTAGAACCTTATTTCGAAGGAGTTGAAGAATTTTATTTCGCAGGCGGCGAACCTCTCTTAACAGACAAGCATTATGCAATTTTAGAAAAACTTATTACTTTAGGTAAAACAGATGTTAGATTAAGATACAATTCTAATTTATCAAAATTAAAATTCAAAAATAAAAGTGTGTTAGATCTGTGGAAACATTTTTCTGATATAGAAATATATGCCAGTATAGATCATTATGGGGAAAAGGCAGAATATATTCGCGAAGGAACAAATTGGAAGCAAGTCGAAAAAAATATACGCCAAATAAAAGAATACACACCGCATATATTGTTAAGCACAAATTCAGTTATCAGTGTTTTGAATGTATCTACTTTGAATAATTTTTACAATTATATTTTAGAGAATAATTTATACTCAAAAAAGTATTCACCTACTTTATACACTTTAATAGAACCTGATTTTTATAATTTTTCCGTAATAAACGATAATCTAAAACACAAAATTATTGATGAACTAAAGACTAGAAATTTTGATGATAATCTAAATGCACAAATAGATGATGTAATACAGACACTAGAAAAAACCAATTATAATCACGAAAACAGAAATAATTTTCTCGAACAGACAAAGACTTATGATAGAAAAAGAAATAGAAATTTACTAGATTACTTTCCAGAACTGAAAAGCATCTAGATTTTCTTTAAAAACTCTTTTAATTTATTTCTAGACCACTCTGACGACGCCATTGTTTTAAAATTATGTTTCAAAACTTCTACGTTCTTAAAACGCCATTCAATTTGTTCGTCTCTAGATAATTTTTTAATTTCTGCACATACATGATATAGCATTTCTATCATCATTTTATGCCGCCTTACATGATCGTTTTCATTATCAAATGATAAATCAAACCAGTCTTTGTAAAAATGATAGCCTATGTTCTTTAACTGTGTGTTTGCACCGGGTTGTCCCCATATTACAAATGGCTGAAATTTTGCTATTGGTCTGAATGTTTTTTCACTATAAAATAAAGAACTACGATCAAGGTCTTCGACTAGGGTTTCGTTTACTACTTGGAAAAGTGTTCTATCGTGAATATTATCATAAGGCGTCTGAATTGCCCAATTTTTTGAAAAGTCTTTTTGATCAATTGTAAGAGGCAAGGCTTGTTCGAAGTTTTTAATCTTATCATAAGATAGTTTTTTATTATGTAAAAACTGTGTAAAATTTGATTCAATTTTATCATGACTTAATAATGCTATCTTTTCTAGTTCGCTATTATAAATTAAGGCCTGAGAATACATTCTCCATTCTCGATTTACGCGGCTTAGAGACGAAAAATATTTGTTATCGAATCTATCTTTGCATTGTTGATAGGAATTTTCAAAAAATTTATCACATTTTTCTAACACCTGGCCGTCGTCAATTGCCAGAACTTGTTCAAAAGAAACAAAGGAAAAAACATTTAATGGTTTTTTGTTATTCTGCCGTGAATAAATTTTTATATTTTTTTCGTCTCTAAGATTCGAAGAAACAAATATTATTTGTGAAGGATCAACTCCGTATTTTTCGCAATTAAAATATAGAACATCAAAAAAAGGTTGATCGTATAGTGTGCTAAACCCTTCGGTAGATGCATCAAATACAAAATATGCTTTACCTTTTTGCAGCATCCGCAAAGGCTTATCTTTTATGTAACAAAATATATCAGAATTTTTGTACCACTTAGGATAACCTAGCAGTGCATGCACATAGCATTCTTTATCTAACTTTATATTAGGATTTTCATGCAGCACTTTATCTAATAAAACTGTGAATATTGTGCTTTCTGTATTTTTGATATATCTATTGCTTTCAATCGCTTTTTGTATTTTTTTCATAGTAAAGGTATAATTATTAATATCATATTTATAAAGGGTAAAAATGAATATAGGATATATCGGAGTAGGTAAATTAGGCTTGCCTTGTGCAGAAGAAATTGCGAAGAAAGGACATACGGTAAAAGCCTATGATATTGAACCTTTTCCTAGCGATCTAGTAAAATTTAAAACATCTATCAAAGAATGTGTACAAGACTGTGACATTGTTTTTATAGCAGTGCCTACCCCTCACGATAGTAACTACGACGGTAGTAAGCCAACACATCATTTGCCACCAAAAGACTTTTCATATGATACTGTAAAGTCTGTTATTCAAGAAGTAGACCTCCATATGAACCGAGATCAACTTTTAGTGTTGATATCTACTGTTTTGCCTGGCACTACAAGAAGAGAATTTACACCTCTTATAACCAACACAAGATTTGTTTATAACCCTTATCTTATCGCTATGGGATCTGTTGCCTGGGACATGGTCAATCCAGAGATGATTATGATAGGCACAGAAGACGGTACAGAAACGGGCGATGCAAAACAGTTAAAAGAATTCTATGATACTGTAATGGAAAACGATCCTACCACAGTTGTAGGAACATATGACGAATGTGAGTGTATCAAGGTTTTTTACAATACTTTTATATCTACAAAAATATCACTGGTCAATATGATTCAGGATGTTGCAGAAAAACAGAAAAACATTAATGTTGATGTAGTAACAGAAGCACTTGCAAATTCTACCAAGCGTATAATGAGTCCTCAGTATATGACTGCAGGCATGGGCGACGGCGGCGCCTGTCATCCAAGAGATAATATTGCCTTACGCTATATGGCACAGGAACTTGACCTAGGCTACGACTTGTTTGATGCTATTATGAGTGCAAGAGAGATACAAGCAAAAAATCTTGCTCTTGAACTAGTAAATCATGCCAATGAAAATGACATGCCAATATACATACATGGCAAGGCATACAAACCTCAAGTACCCTATACAGACGGATCATACAGTCTATTAGTTGGACATTATGTTCAAGAGGCAGGAATTAAACCGACTTATATAGACCCTTATACTGGTGACAATTACCAACCTAAAGATCCCGGTGTATTTCTCATGGCACATTCCGCCTCGGTAACTTATGATTACACAGAAACTAAAACTCTAGATGAAATTTATTGTCCAATTCCTCCTTTCAGTATTGTAGTAGACCCGTGGCGAAAATTCACAAGTTCTGTTAGTAGAGTTATACATTATGGAAACACTAGACAGAGATAACGTTTGAGTGTAATATAGTATACTATGTATGATATCGTCTTTATATCCTATAATGAATTAAATGCAGATAAAAACTGGGAACTTTTAAAATCCCGTTTTCCGTCTGCAAAAAAAGTAGACGGTGTAAAAGGAATACACCAAGCACATATCAAAGCCGCAAAAAAATGTTTTACAAAAATGTTTTGGGTAGTAGATGCGGACGCTGAACTACTTGACAATTTTTCTTTTGATTACGAAGTAGACGAATATAATTTAAACACTGTCCATGTGTGGCGTTCTCAGAACCCTGTAAATGATCTTGTTTACGGCTACGGCGGTGTAAAATTACTTCCAAGAACAAAGACCCTAAAAATGGACACCTCAAAGCCCGACATGACAACTTCTATATCAGACAGTTTTAAAGCAGTAGAACAAACATCAAACATAACGGCATTTAACACAGATCCATTTTCGTCTTGGCGATCCGGTTTTAGAGAGTGTGTGAAACTTGCCAGCCAAACAATAGACAGACAACTTAATTCAGAAACACTTGAACGCTTAGAAATATGGTGTAATCAAGGTGTAAACCGACCTTTTGGCATAGATGCTATCAAAGGTGCTAAAGAGGGTAGAAAATTCGGTGAAGAAAACAAAAACAACGTTGCCGAATTACAGAAAATAAACGATTTTGACTGGTTATATGAAAGATTTTCAGCAAATACCATTCGATAAAATAGTTAAACTAGGCCAAAAGACTCTCCTAGACCACCGTCTTTTCTCAGTTTCTTGGATCCTGGCTAGATATTGTAATTATTCATGCTCTTATTGCTGGCCATACGCAAGATCTAGTGTCTCAGATCACCGTCCTCTAGAAACCTACTGTAGTGTGATGGACAACATAAAGGCACAGAGTCGTCTCAATGGTTTCGACAGTTTCCACTTCAGTTTTTCCGGAGGCGAACCAACTGCGTTTAAACATTTTCTCAAATTGGTTGAACACTATGCTGACGACAGCCTGCCAGAGTATCAAAGCATACACATGACTACTAATCTGTCACCAGGTGCGAAATGGTGGAACCGCTGGATTGCTGCTACTGAAAATCTCAGCAGGAGATCTATCACCGCAAGTTTTCACGCAGAGTTTGCCGATGAACAACAGTTCGGCGACAAGTGTCTTCAACTGATAGACGCCGGAGTATTTGTCACAATCAATCAGGTTATGGTGCCAGAATTGTTTGACGAATATTGGGAACGCTGCCAGCGCTTTGCTGACCGGGGCATAAACGTCACTGTAAAGCCTCAAAGCGACCCTACAGCAAGTTTTGTAGTGCATGGGTATACTCAGGCACAGGTTGACTGTTTACAGACAGGCTTTCCGCAGCATGCTAATGGCGAAGAACTTGCTCAGATGAGATTAACGGACGATGCTGGCACAGAATACGACTTAGATCAAGCAGAACGGCTAAATGCGTTTGGATTTAACAAGTTCAAAGGCTGGAACTGTAATGCTGGTTATCAGAGTTGTATTATCCGTGAGCCAGGCGGTGAGATTAAACGTTCTTATTCCTGCCATGACGAACCTCTTGGCACTATCGATAAAGGTTTTGATTTATTTCAATCACCTAAAAAGTGTATAACACCAACTTGTGTAAGTTCAGCAGATTCCAAAATACCCAAGGTACGATATGAAAGTTGACATAGAAGATGTTTTATTCTGGATGGATGCTATCAGGAACTCTAACGACAGATATAGAACCCTAGAAAGTTTTTGGAAAGGCCAAGTTCGTTCTAAGATATGGTTAATCGAAAATCTATCAAAGTATGCGCTAGATAAGCCTAATCGCGTTGTTATACATGGTGGATGGAATGGAGTGTTAGCGTCTCTGCTTTTTAATTCAAATATTCCAATTGAACATATAACTTCACTTGATATAGACCCTAATTGTGAAGAAACTGCTAGAACTGTTAACAAACAATACGAAATAGAAGGTAAATTTGCTGCTATAACAGCAGATATGCAAGAGTTCGAATACACAGAAATACCGAATATAGTTATTAACACAAGTGCTGAACATGTAGATAATTCTACTCTTACCAAATGGCAGGAACAAATTCCAAATAACAGTCTTGTTGTAGTTCAAAGTAATAATTTTTTTGAATTAGAAGAACATGTTAACTGCGTAAATTCATTAGAAGAACTAGAAAATAAATTAAATCTAAATAATACGGTCAGCAGTTTTTTCTCTACAGAAAAGTATTATAGATTTATGGTAATCGGGTATAAGAATGTTTGATTTTACAGAATTAGAGTCTCTTCATTTAGAAATTACAAATAATTGTCAAGCATCGTGTCCTATGTGTACACGCAATATCCACGGTGGCATAGAAAATCCTAACCTACAAAAAAACGGTTGGACTCTATCACAATATAAAAAGATACTAAACGAAGAAGTTTGTAATCAGATCAATAAAATTATGTTTTGTGGTAATTACGGTGATCCGCTTTTAAACAAAAATTTACCTGACATGATAGAATATACTCTATCGGTTAATCCTAATATAGAAATAAGAATTCATACAAACGGAAGTTTAAGAAACACCGAATGGTGGAAGGATTTAGGTGAAAAATTAAACAAGAAAAGTTCTGTAATTTTTGCCATTGACGGATTAGAGGACACACATTCTTTATATAGAATAGGAACAGATTATAATAAAATTATTGATAATGCTAAAGCCTTTATCGATGCCGGAGGTAATGCTAGTTGGGCATTCATAAGATTTAAGCACAACGAACACCAAGTTGACGAAGCACAAAGAATTGCTAAAGAATTAGGATTTTATGAATTTACACTCAAAGATAGTTCTAGATGGGTACTAGAAGCAGTTTTTCCTGTCTTAGATTCGTCTGGCGAAATTGTTTATAATCTAGAACCAAGCACAGAATCTGATATCAAAATAATAGATGAATCTATAATAAAAAATTACAAAAATATACTTGAGAATACAGAAATCAGTTGTCATGCTAAACACACAAAAGAAGTTTATGTTGATGCACAATGCCATGTTTTCCCCTGTTGCTGGATTGCAATGATTCCATATCATCCGCCAGAAAGAAACGATTCTATTATTGAGATCAGAAATAAAATAAATCAAGAATATTGGAAAATAGTAAATGATTTCGGGGGTAGAAGAAATCTTAATGCTACTAAGAAATCGTTAAGAAATATTGTTAATTCGGTCGAATATCAGAATTTATGGGAAAAATATTGGAAAGAAAAAAGTATCATAACCTGTGCTAGAATGTGCGGCAAGGTAAAAAACCTATACTCTAAGCCAAATGATCAGTTTGTCGAAACAAGGAATTTTGATGAGTAATACCATTTGCCCGCTTCCTTGGATACATCTTGCTACTAGACCTAATGGCGATGTACGGCTTTGCTGCACTTCTAACGCAAGCGGAGCCGGCAAGGTAGATGATAAGATATTGGGATTAGTTAAAGAAGACGGTGTTCCTATGAACCTAAGAGAAAGTTCTATCGAAACTATTTGGAACTCGTCTTTCATGAAACAAACTAGACTGCAGATGCTGCAAGGACAAGTACCTCCGTCATGCACCAAGTGTTTCACTGAAGAATCAAATGGAGTTGTTAGTAAAAGGCAATGGGAAACAGAAGTTTGGAAGGAAAGATTAAATCTAGAAGAAATTTATTCGCAGACAGGAAAGGACGGGTCGCTGCCTTGTAAAATTCCCTATTTTGATTTAAGATTAGGAAACGTTTGTAATCTCAAATGCACTATGTGTTCTCCTCACGATAGTTCGTCTTGGATTAAAGAGTGGAAACTTATGCTTCCTACAATAGAAAATGATAATCTAAAAAATGATCTAGGTTGGGATTCGTCCTTTGATTACAATTGGTATCAAAAAAACAACTTTCTTCGATCTGTTGATGACCAGTTAGAAAACATTAGAGAATTATACTTCGCCGGCGGCGAACCTTTAATGATACCAGAGCATAAAAGGATTCTAAAAAATCTAGTAGAATCGGGGCGAGCAAAAAACATTATTTTGAGATATAATTCGAACGGAACGTATGTGAGTGATGAATTTTTAGAATTATGGAGCCATTTTTCTAAAGTAAAGTTTAATTTCAGTCTAGATGCTATCGGAGATAGGAATAATTATATACGTTACCCTTCAGATTGGGATTCTGTTTATCATAAGTTATACAAAATAACAACAGAATCTACTGATAATGTATTTGTAAATGTTGCCTGTGCAGTACAAGCACTCAATGTAATGCATATACCCGATATGGCTAGGTTCTTTTTAAAGAATCAAATGGAAATAAACAAGGAAAACCAGGGAGCGCCTATTATAGGAACACATTTGGTATATCTTCCTAGTTTTCAAAATGTAAGGGTTTTGCCACTGTCAGAAAAACATAAAGCGGCTGAAAAAATAAAAACCCTAATTTCTGAAATTGATTGTGAATATTTTCACTCACACCCCTACGGAAAACAAAGGTGGCTCGGGTTAATTAATTACATGTTTGAGGAAGATTGGTCTGATAAACTGCCCATGCTCGTAGAATATCTAGATAAATTGGATGCGCAAAGAAATCTATCTTGGAGAATGTATTTTCCAGAACTAGATTTGTGATTTTGTTATAGGAATATCAGCAGCACAGGTGCACCAATTTCGAGTACAAGTAACCGGTTCGGTAGGAATATCAAAATTTTCGTAATAGATATTTCCTAAACTACCCCCAACTCTACATGTTGCTCTATGAACTTCACCGTCCCAATTAATCATTAAACTTTCCAGTCCTATATTACATTGCCAACCTTGAAATTGATTGTCATGCTTTTTAATGATATCATTAGCATGTATATAATATTCTCCGTCAACTTCGCAGTTTGGCAGTGCAGTTGCTTCGTCTTTTAAGATCCAGTCTAGATCTTTTTGGTCGTAGCGCATATCATCAAACCGATCATGCGATTCTGTCCAACGAATGCGGCGTATAACATACTTTATTTTGTGATTTTGTAGAAGTATAGCGGCAAACTTGACATCTGCCATATGCTGGTGATGTGCCATGACATTAACCTGTATTGGAATATCTACTAATTTATAAGTTTCTACGATGTTTATCAAATGTCGTTCCCAGTCGGCAGTTTCAAAGTGTAGAGAAAACACAATATGATCTAGAGGTTGTTCAGCATACCATTCCGCTTTACGTGTTCCATTTGTGGTTACATTAATCCACGAAGCATGCTGTCTTGTGTAATCAAACAGTTCTGATATTTTGGGATGAACACAGGGCTCGCCCCCAGTAAAACTTATTCTCAAAGGCTTGTCAATCTGAGAAAGTTTATCTACTGTGGATTTTAGAATCTCTATATCTGTATGCGGAGAATGATTATCATGTATCTCCGCAGGACAATAAGTACAATCAAGATTACATCGCTTACCTAAATTCCATTCTATTTTTACAGAGTCTTGATGTGGCC